CTTTCGTTTAGTGTTGCCTTGTCTTGTTGATAAATCAAGTATGGCACAAAGCCGACCAGAGCGCAAGTTTTAGGTGACCGAAAGAAACGATTTTATTAGCGTAGGTAAGCCTATATTTGTGGGGTCACAACCGCGTGTAATATATTTTTGATTTGGTTTTTTTCGATACACGTGGTAAGATATACCCATGAGCGAAATTACAGTTTCAATGTCGGGCTTCGGCCAGTACACACTTGCCCTGAGCATCGTGGATGCCGGACAAGAAGAAGACACAATAGAGGTCTGGATGGCTGTCTTTACTGACATCGAGGGTGATTCCAGCTGGGAGGTTTACTTCGAGATGGGGCCAGACTACGAGGCATGGGACTTGATAGATGAAGCCATCACCGCTTACCGCGATACAATAGAGGAAGGCCACCCAACATGAACATCACACAGTGGATTAAGTACGGCGTAGACAAAGGGTATTGCACACCTTCTTATTGTGCAACTCATGACGGTGACCCGCTAACTGAGGCAGAAGAACTGCAGTGGGAAGAGGGAGAAGACCCTTGCACCCACTCTGTGAGGCTCATAGAGGACAGTCAGATGAAAGAAAACCTAGAGAAAAACAGGCCAGGCAACTAGGATAACCTGTAAAAATTTCGGCTATTTTTTTACACAAAGCTAATATACGTAAAAGAATATGCAATACTTTCAACCTAAACCCACTATATCTTTAAAGTAAAGGACATAATGTCAAGAGGATTAACAGAAGAACCAGAACAAACCACAGAGGGAAGCGACCTTAACGATGTCAGGCAGGCGTTCGATGACCTAGCCGGCTACGTTGGGATGCTATCTGTGCGGCTAGAGACCCTAGAAGACCTACTAGCTAAGGCATTAAAGACTTCCTTGCCAGAAGACGAGGCAGCAGACAGAAGGATAAACGGACTGTGAGTAAAGCGGTATCAGTAATAGACGACATCCTGCTGAAAGCAGCAGCTGGTGGCAAGTCTGGCGATGAGATAGAAGCGATTACTGGTATACCTGCAGCACAGGCGTTGAACAAGGTAAAAGAACTGCTGGCTAGTAGAGATGTATGGAACGAGATGGAGCAGCGCCAGTTGCTGCTTGCCGAACTGCACGAACTAAAGGAAAGCCTGCGGGTCCAGGCCATTGATGGGGGAGACCCGGATGCGGCTAGGACTTTGCTAAGAACCCTAGAGGTAATCGGCAAACGTTTGGACACTCAGCAGCTTGTGCTGGATGAGAACCTGCTAAAGCTGACAATGTTCCAACAGCGGATACTACTACGGGCAATGGATGCGGCACTTAACTTTGCCAAGAAGGAACTGCGGGAGCGATACCCAGAGGTGAGCCTGTCTGAACTAGACGGGCTGGTAGCCGAAGGATTGCAACTGGCCAAGTATGAACTGGAGGATGAGATTTGATAGTAGACATGAAGGACATGAACTATAAGAAGTACTTCGTAAGCGGAGTAGAGTCCGGTACCCAAAAAGAGCGTGATGAGATTGTTGACTACCTAAGAGACTTGCAATGTGATGTACTTGCCTATAATGATGAGTACAGCGTTTTAACACTTCAGAAGGTAATCACCTGGATAGAAGATAGAGACCGCGGGAATAAATGAAGGGACAAGATGAGCTATCTATTTCTAGGACTTGATGGGGAGATGTCATCCAGTGAACTAAGCGAAGGTGGTAAGCTTATCCAGATTGGCATTTCAACCGCAGAGGGTCTCAACCGCTCATACAGTATGAATCCAGGTGATTGCCAGTGGTCTGAGGAAGCGGAAGCGGTTCACGGGCTTTCGCTTGAGCTAGTTCAATCATTCCGCTCACCTGCCGAAGTTGACGCAGACCTTTATGAATTTCTAATTGCTTTAGGCGCAGACCCTAAACGCAGAAGCAAGACTATTCCAGTCGGGTTCAATGTCGGGGCGTTCGATATGCCGTTCGTCAAGGACTCGCTACCTAAGTCCTACTCGCTTTTTTCAAGAAGAACCGTTGACCTAAACGCTATCTGCTTTGCATTAGATTACTCGCTTGACAATGGTCATGTAGTAAATGCAGAGACATGGAAAAAAAGAGCCAAAGCTTACGCTATTAAAAAAATCGGCATGGAAAACCAGCATGATGCAGGGTGGGACTCCATGATGCACATTTATTGCTTTGAATATCTAAGGGGCATTATGGGAACCAAGAGGAGAGACACAAGATGACTAAGAAAAACTGGTCACAGATTCTGACTAGGAAAAACAATAGTTTAGTTCCAGTCCACTAAAATGCACAATCTTCCACAATAGTGGAACGTAACCTTTACTACACTACCTTTTTCACCCTCGCTACGCTACCAAAAGGACAGAGATGACAGACTTAGTAAACCACCCAAGCCACTACACTCAGATGCCAAAGGGCATCGAGGCAATTGATGTAACTGAGAACTTTAACTTTAACCTAGGCAACGCCCTGAAGTATATTATACGGGCAGACCATAAGGGGAAGCCGCTTGAAGACCTGCAGAAAGCAGCGTGGTATGTGAACCGCGAGATTGCCAGGAGACAGAATGCCGGTTTATGATTACGCCTGCGACAAGGCGCACGTAGAAGAGCAGTCGCACCCGATGGGTGAATACCCAGAGGTGGTATGTAAACGGTGCAATGGTAAAATGTATAGAGTAATAAGTGCGCCCAAGATGGTAAGCTTCAACGGGCCAGGATTCTATTCAACGGAGTATAAGTGATTGACTTAGTAATAGATAGTGTCATCGAGGACCTGAGGAAACGTAGCAAGAAGGCGGAGTACTTGGTTGACCCTGCGCTCTGGGTTGAAGAGGTATTGGGCAAGCACCTGTGGAGCAAGCAGCGTGAGATTGCAAACAGCATTGTAGACCACAGCCACACGGCTGTAGTTAGTTGTAATGGTGCCGGCAAGTCTGGTCTCGCGGGTATGCTTGCTGTTTGGTGGATTGCTACCCATGACCCATACGAGGTTGCGTTGATTTGTTCCGCACCTACTTATGTACAGATTGCACGTGTGCTCTTCCGTGAAATCCAAGACAACTTTAAACTGGCCAAGGCCAACGGTCACGCAATGCCCGGCTACATTACTCAAGGCCAAGAGTGGAAGCTAGATGACGGAACTGTAATCGCATTCGGTAGAAGGCCAGCCGACAAGGACATCGTGTCTGCGTTCCAGGGTATCCACCGTAGATACGTTATGGTAATCCTGGATGAGGCTGGTGGTATCCCAGAAGATTTGTATACGGCTACTGAAGCTGTTACTAACACAAAGGACGCTAGGGTATTGGCCATCGGCAACCCGGACAACAGGGGGACGCCGTTCCACAAGATATTCCGAGATGACCCAACCTGGAATAAGATTAAGATTAGCGCCTACGACACTCCTAACTTCACAGATGAAAAGCATGAGGTACCACCTGAGCTGCTGCCACTGCTAATCCAGAAGGAGTGGGTTGAGCGCCAGAAGATTTCATGGGGCGAAGAGTCCACTAGGTTTAGGTCTAAGATTCTGGCTGAGTTCCCAGACGAAGCTGAGAACACATTCTTCACACAGACCAACATAGATAGAGGTATAGACTCTGACTTTCCAGAGGACTTTGAACAGCGAGCCGTACTGGGTGCTGACATCGCTCGCTTTGGTGAGGACGATTCGGTAGTTTACATAAATCGCGGCGGACGGCTACGCCGCCTAGATAGTTGGTCCAAGGCAACTGCGATTGAGACCGCAACACGCATACACAGATTGGCGATAGACAATGGAGTATCTGAAGTTCGTATTGACGCTGCTGGCCTTGGTGGTCCTGTCGTTGACATTGTTGCCTCTCTTTGTGATGGGAAGTATATTGTTATTTCTATCTTGGGTTCTGCTGCTAGTCCTGATAACACTCGCTGGCTCAATGCAAGGGCAGCTAACTACGATGCGCTTAAAGAAGGTCTTGCGGCAAACAAGATAGACCTAGACCCAGACGACAAGCTGCTGCTTGAAGAGGTCCTAATGATTAGGTACAAGTTCAACGCCAAGGGTGCCATCCAGATTGAATCCAAGGATGACATGAGAAGCCGGGGCGTAAAGTCCCCCGACTCACTGGACGCTGCGGTTTACGCCTGTGCCGACATGAGTGGACTGCTTGGTAGCCCATGGCTTGACAAGAAGCCGGGCGATACTGTGAATTATGACTACGCAAGCATGGAAAAGGAAGACCCGTTCCTGTCTGTATGGCAGTGGTAAGTATCTGGTAGAATAGTGTTATCGACTTTTAAAGGACTTTTAATATGGATTTGAAGAAATTTACCCAGGAATTTGACGCAATGTCAGCAGAAAATGAGCTTTTGCGGGAGTCTTACGCATCAATGACCCAAGCGGTCATGGCATTCGATGACAACGGCTGGAATGATATCTCAGTTGCTGCGGGCACAGATGGGTTTACACTTGACCAACTAAAAGACGCCTCAGGTAGAATCAGAGAACTGGCAGAAGGTAACCCGCTGCTGAAGCGTGGTTGCGCTTTGCGTTCAAGTTACGTGTTCGGCAAGGGAGTATCGTTTGGTATCCTTGCACCTAGAATCCAGAAGTACATCGATGACCAGTTTAACCAAGACGTACTGTTCAGCTCCGAGGCACAGACCATTAACGAGCGTAGCCACTTTACCGATGGCCAGTTCTTTGTGCTTGGCAGCCTGTCAACTAAGCAATTCCAGAGGATTCCCTTTACAGAGATTACGGGAGTGGTGACCAACCCTGACAACCCAGAGGACATCTGGTACTACAGACGTAGCTGGACCCGCAAGGCTCAGGACCTAGGTGGTGCTGGAAAGCGTGACCAAGAGCTAAAGGTCTGGTACCCAACTGACACTTACAGCCCGCTAAATGGTAGGTTCGTTGCAAGAATTGCAGATGACCCAGTAGACGTAACCTTTAGATTGTTTGCAAGCAGAGTTAACCGTAGAGCCGGCAGGGTCTTTGGTGTACCAGATGCTTTGCCAGCAGTCCCTTGGGCACACGCCTACAACGAGTACCTAAAAGACGGCTCAAGAATGCTTAAGGCTTTGTCCATGTTTGCATGGCAGCTAAAGTCAAAGACCAAGACTGGTGTTGCTAACGCAGCCGCAGCAATAGCTACGCCTCCGGGCGCCGGCTCCACAGCTGTGATGGGCGCAGACATGGAGCTCAGCTCTATGCCTCGCGGTGGTAGCGTTGACCTAACAGACGGCAGGCCACTTGGTTCTATGGTAGCTTCCGCACTAGAGGTATCCGTGGTCGCTTTGCTATCGGACCCTGGAACTTCGGGTGCCTACGGCACCGCTGCTACACTTGACGTACCAACCCTTAAGGCAATGGAAGCTCGCCAGCAAATCTGGACCCAGTTCTACAAGAGAGTTCTTAACTTCATCGGAGCAAAAGACCCACAGATTAACTGGCCTAAGATTGAGTCGGAGCCAAGCCAGCGATTAATGCAGGCACTGGCTCTTGCAAAAGAGACTAACGCTATCTGGGATGACGAGTACCGCGATGCGGTTATTGAGACACTTGACATTCCTAAGCTGCACTTAGGCCCGCCATCAGAGGGAGGCTCTGGGACCGGCTCTAGCGTTGTACCTTCGCAGGGTAACACTGGAGCCGCTGGTTCAATGCAAGACAACGCACAAGACCTAGCTCAGGCGGACGCAGCACCAACTGCATAATGGCATGGTATAATAATTCCTAGTGATTACTTCATTGGAGATTTATGACTATTAAGTTAAACGAGTCCGTTACATTTGCCCCGGTAGAGACCAAGGGCAATAAGTGGCGTGTAAAAGTTATCGAGTCCGGATGGGGCTCATCAGGGTACTACGCCCCTGCCGTCCTTCAGGAATACGGACCACAGGTATTCAAAAAGGGCACCAAAGTATTTATGAACCATCCATCAAACTCTGAGTCATCTGACCGTCCCGAAAGAGATGTGCACCAGCTAGCAGGTAAACTTGTTAGCGATGCCGTGTTTTCTGAGAACGGTCTTGTCGCAGATATTGAATTTTATTCCCACTATGCTCCTATTATAAAGGAGATGGCCGGGGATGTAGGTTTGTCTATTCACGCATTTGGCGAAGCCAGTGCTGGAGAAGCAGAAGGGCGAGAAGGCCCAATCATCGAATCTCTAGTGGCAGACCCACTAACGAGCGTAGATGTCGTTACCGTAGCCGGAGCTGGAGGAAAATTCTTGACTCTACTTGAAAGCTACATAAAGAAGGACGAAGATGCCACACAGGTGTCAGAGTCCCTATCGGAAGGAAATGAAAGTATGATTACAAAGGAAGAATTTGAGGCTGCTATGCTAGACCTTAAGACTACCGTTGTTGAAGCTCTCACACCACTACGCGAGTCGATTTCGGCTCTAGTAGAGGCTGCCACTCCTGCCGAGGGTCAAGAAGTAGAGGGCGAGCCTGAAGAGGTCACCGAAGCTATTAACCCCGTTGATGTGGCTGTGAAGTTCAACGAATCACGCTTGCCTACTATGGCCCTTGCTAGAATAGCAGAGACCCTAAAAAGCGAGCTTAACCAAAAGAATGTTGATGAGCTAATTGCTGACGAGAAGAACTACGTCACTGCAATTTCCGAGTCGAGTTCAGTTCCAAGTGCCACCTTCGGTGTCATCGAGGAAGCAACACCTAGCATGACCGCCGCAGACGAGTTTGACGCTATTGTCAACCGAATCTCTAAGAAGTAAGGAAGATAGTAAATGGCTCTCAACGAGATTTACGCAATTGGTAGCGAACTAGTATTCCCTGTCGCATCAACAGTTGATTCAGGAGACGTAGTGTCTGTTGGAACAGTAGTTGGCGTGGCAATGGAAGACGCGTTTAAAGGTGAAGACGGAAACTTCTACACTACTCTCAAGCTTGATGGTGTATTCAAGTTTGTAACAGCAAATAACGACATTGCAGTAGGAGCAAACGTTTACGTTGACTCCGACGACGCTGTGACTTCAACAGCAACCGACAACAAGTTCATCGGACACTGTGTCAAATCAGGCACTGGATACGTTGTAGCCCGTTTGGTTGCCAACTCAGCCGACGCAGCAGCTTAGTCGATAGGAATAAATATGACTCAGAAAATAACAAGCCGTCACATTGAAGCGGCAAAGCTACTTGAAGGAGCTCTAAAGGGAGACCGTCAGGACAAGCTAAAACTACAGGAGGGCATTTCAACCTCCGACCTACCAGTGCTACTTAACCCAACGCTCAACAAGATTATGTTGGAAAACTACGCAGCACTTCCAAAGGTATGGGACCAGTTCGCAACCCGTTTGGTTGTTGACGACTTCCGCCCAGTAACCTTCCAGGCAATGAAGTACGACGACGAAGGACTAGACAACGCCGGAGATACTTTCCGTCCAGGTTCACTACCTACCGTTGCCGAGTACGACGAGTACCCAACTGCCGGCTGGTTTGATGTTACCGAAAGCACGATGGCTGTTAAGAAGGCCGGTACTCGTGTACGTTTCTCATGGGAGACAATCGTTAACGATGGACAGATTGGTCTACTTGAGCGTCTACCTATTGAGCTTGCTCAGAAGGCAGCTGGAAAAGAAGACGAAGAAGTAACCAAGCAGCTAGTTTCGTCCTCTGGACTAAACACTGACAACTTCAAGTCCGCTAACCAGAACCTGCTTGCAGGCAACGGTGCTCTAGACATTAACACTCTAGAGGCAGCTATCGAAGCAGCCAACTTGCAGACCTACCAGGGTGGCCCAATCACAACCATTAGCCGATTTGCGCTAGTGGTACCTCGTGCACTTGAAATGACTGCTCGCAAGATTCTTGCAATCCAGTCAGTTCGCACCGAGACCACTGTGGGCTCGACTGTCACCTCACTAGTGAGCGGCAACCCAATCGGTACTCAGGTTGAGATTGTTGTAAACGACTGGTTGACCAAGATTAACGCTGGTGCCGGAGCTTACTGGTTCCTAATCCCAATGGTTGGTCAGTCCCTTAACCCTAACCTAGCACTAGGCTTCCTACGTGGATACGAGACTCCTGAGCTTCGTATCAAGATGAACGGTGGAACCTTCCTAGGTGGCGGAGACGTACCTGCTCGCGATGGTTCATTCGACAACGATGATTTCGAAATGCGCATAAGGCATATTGCCACCGGCGGCTTCATCGTACCAACTGGTACCATTGTATCAACTGGAGCTGGTTCTTAACAACTAGCACAAGCTAAGATTGCCCCTCTACTGAAAGGTAGGGGGGTTTTCTTGTGCAGTCGGTACATAGTATAATAGAGATATGACTAAAATATGCACTAATTGCAAAGTAGAAAAACCGCTAGACTCCTTCAGCGTTTCCAGGCTTACATATAGAAAGACTAGCTGCAAGGCCTGTGAAAATATAAAGGCCAAGGAAAGGAGACTAGCAAATCCGGCTGCCAGTAGAGCTGCAACGGAAAGGTACAGAAAAAGCCACCCAGAAGTAATAGCTAGAAGAGATAAAAGATATTACGAAAAAAATAAGGAAAAACGCGCCAAGCAAAGCAAACAGTGGAAGATTGATAATCCAGAGAGAAACGCGGAACAAAACAGAAGAAAAGAACACCTACGTCGCGTAAGGCTACTCGGCAACGGGGCGTCCCTTTACACGGAGGCGCAGATGCTTGAGCTATACGGCACTGTGTGCCACCTGTGCAGTCTTGAGATAGACATGACCGCCCAGAGGCGTGTTGGAAAGCCCGGCTGGGAAAACGGATTACACATTGACCATTTAGTCCCAATTGCAAAGGGTGGCACTGATT